CATTTTTCATCCCCCTCGATTTCTTTTTTTCGCCTGTTAATTGCTTGAAACAAAAAATCTAAATGCTGTCCTCCCTCGCCGTAGCGAGACGATTCAATTTCGGCAACTAGCTTTTCGAGAAAAACCAATACAACGTCTTTTTGTTCTGCGCTCATTAGTTCCATTCCTTAAGTTTACTTAAAGCCAATTCTTTTGTTCTGACAATTGCCGTTGCATGGTATCGCAACCAAGGGGAAAGAGGCTTGTTGCTTTCGTTGATTACAACTACTGGCTTTCCGATGCTCCAAGCAAAGAAAATTTCCATTGCGGTTCCGACGCTTGGCTGCGTGTACATCACAACGAGATAATCTACGCTTCGAACATCTCGCTTGTCTAGGTCGACGATCTCGCGATAGTCCTCGGACTCCCTCCCTCGGTAATCCCGTTTCATTGGGTCTACGAAATCAAAACCGCATTGCTGCGACTTAAACCAGCCTCTCCACGTCATCGCCTCATCATCGGTGCAACCGTTGATAGGGCCACAAAGATATATGTTTTTTCGTTGCGTCATTGAGTCACCTCGATCCATGTGCCTACTTTGTCCTCTGGCCCGACGTACCACTTTTCGACGGTTAGTCGGTTGACCTGTCCATCGTCGATGTAAGCAACTTTGTTCAGCGCATCGAGAATTGCTTTTCCAACATTGTCTAAATCGGGCTTTGTTGTCTTTGGCTCTGGCTGTTGCCGTCGCTTCTTGCTGTGGCCCTTAGGTCGCTCGAACCAACAAAAGATCCGAATCGAAACCGGCCCCTCGATTACCTCGCCGCCTGCGTTGACATAGGCTAGCCTGATTGCTTGCTTGTACGCATGGATGGGATGGTCTTGTTCTGTGTAGGCCCTCGGAAAGCCGTTCTTCGTCGAAACCTTTGGCCGTGGTTGCGCCACCGGCTCGCCTGGGATGAAAATTTTCACTTTGCTTCCTCGACCTTCTCAAGAGTAATCGATCCATCTTTTGCGACCGAAACCACCTTGCACAAATGGCCTTCGATCCGAACAACTTGACCTGCTTTGAAGATATTGTGCGGTTCCCACTTAAACTCAACCGCAATTTCGGCATGCTTGATCTTGTTGATGTCGAATTCAACCGTATTCAAACCAGGCATCTGGATTGAATGATTGTGGATATCATCAAGGTCAAACGTCATACCGCTAAAACTGATCGTTGGCTTGCTCACTTCGACTCCTCCTCTTGGATCAACCGATCGAGATACCAACGAGCCTTTTTAAGATCCTCGATGCCGTTTTTGAACCAGCATCGCAAACCGTACTTGAGTACTTGCCAATGCAATCCAGCCGCTTTGTTGTTTGGTGCCTTGACAATTGCTGCTTCGATGATGTCGATCGTCTCAGCCGGTAATTGCTTGTAGTGCGATGGGTTGACCGGATCGCTGGTAGGTTGCTCAACCGCTTCGGGCTCGACGGGTCTTACTTCGCTGACTAATGGACGGAAACACACTGACCCATTTTTGCACTCGATACAGCCTCGATAAGCCCCTTCGACAACTTCGCACAACACCCAAACTTTATCGCCGACTTTCATTTCTTCCTCCTTAACGCTGGATGATCCGACTTGACGACGGCTCGGAGTGCGTCGAATAACTCTTTGGTTCTTGCCTGAGATTCGGTCAGCTTTCGGCTCGTTCGCTCAAGCTGCTTGCGAAGGTCTTTGTTTTCGGATTTAAGATCCTCGATGTTGGCAAAGTATTCGGAAAGTTTCATCGTAAATCCATCTCCATGTCCGCAGTTTGAGTCAACGCAGGATTGAGCCTAGTCTTATGCTTGCAAGCGTCCGACAGCTCGAACACCATCCATCGACCTCCAACGGTTACCCGTCGCTGTTCAGCCGCCCAACATGCGTCCTGTTGCAAAGCATACCAACCATCCATGCGACCTGTATCTAGGTCAACGATTAAGAATCTAGCCATTTCCAAAGTCTCCGTGAAACTGTTTAGCATTCATAAAAGCATCGGTAAACCGCTTACCGTCAAACGACAGGTTGACTTGTGCAATCTTCCCGTTCCGTTGTTTCTCCAAGAGGATTCGAGCCTCTTTGCTGTCCCGCTTGTCGCGATGCAACAGCATGACAATATCCGCGTCTTGCTCGATTGCTCCCGAGTCCCGCAAGTTATTGATCGATGGCACTTCGCCTTCCGCCGCTCGTCCCAATTGGCACAGCACAAGCAAAGCGATGTTTAGCTGCTTTGCTATCCTTGCAAGCTCGTTGCTTATCATCGTGACCCGTTCGTAAATCGATTGCCGGCCATCCTGACCGCGTATCAACCCAAGGTAATCGACAACCACAAGCTTTATCTGCTTCTTGGCAATCTCGGCTCGTATTCTCGATTCTATGCGTCCAATCGTTGCACCCGATGCTTGCCAGACATACAACGGCAATTCCCTAGCATTGTCGCAAGCTTTGAGCATCGCTAACACCGCTTGATCCGTGTAGCTTGCCGACTGCATTTCAGTAATGCGCACGTTGGCATCTTTCACAAATTGGCGTTGGCTTATTTGTTGGTTCGTCATTTCGAGCGACACAAAAAGCGACCCGTTGCCGCTGCTTGCCGCATGCCATGCGATATCCATCGCCAGTGCTGACTTTCCTATCGATGGACGCGCCGCAAGGATCGCATAAGACCCCAAAGGAATACCACCGGACAGAGCCAAATCCAGTTCCTCGAACCCGGTAGGCACAACAGCCGCCGCTGTCTTGTTGCTCCGAGCCTCTTCGAGTATCTCAAGGTAATCAGCCATTACCTTACCGATCTGTTCGACCTCATCCGATCCAGACTGCTTGACCCGAGACAGCTTCGATTGTGCTGCGTTGATTACCTCGTCTGGCTCAAAAGCAAGATCGCTTGCATCTTGCAGAGCCAATTCCAGAGCGACAACAACCCGCCTTCGCTCCGCCCACTTTGCAAGCTCCTCTGAGTGATAAACAGCATGGCCTGGAGTGGTTTTTAGCAGCAACTCTCCAAAACCTTTATCGCCACCAAGCTTGTCGATTAAACCTCGCTTTCTCAACTCGGAAACCAGAACCGACTCACGCCAGAACTCGATTCCACTTTTAGCCATCGAGTGAAACGCTCGCCAAATGTCGGCAAGCTCTTGCTTCAAGAAATCATCGGGAGTGACGATCTCTGCGACCGAATGAAAATCCTTTGGCCTTAACAGGATCCCGGAAATCAACTGCTCCTCGATCGCCTTGGCCGTCTCTAGGTGTTGTGGATGTAGTCCCATTACGCAGGCTCCCAATTGGCGTCAATCTTAGGCAGGTCGCTTTCTCGCTTGACAGGCTTGCTAGGTTGTTGGCTTGGCCTAGGTGCATTCTGAGCCCTGGTAAGCCAACCACCTAGGAACTTGGTCATCCCTCGATCGGTTTTTCGGTTTGCAGGATTGTCCTTTAGCCATTGAGCCGCTGTCCTCAATTGAGACTCTACGTCGATTCCAGTGAAGGTTGACAACCACTCATCTAGCTTGTCTTTTGGTAGATTCCATATTCCATTACCGGATGTCACAAAGTTGAATTCTGATTTCAGCGATTCGGCACTTTGTGGCGGATCGCACAAAGAATGATCCTCTCCTTGATCCTCTCCTTGATCCTTAGATCCCCCGACGAATCCTCCCGAATCTTCGCTACTATTCGGCGAAGCCTCGCGAATACTCGACGAATCAGGAGCAGGAAGCTTAGAAACGCTCGGCTTATCAATCTTTTGATGGGATCTCCAGTTGCAAATCTCAATGTAGGAACCACCGTCTTTCCCGTTGTATCGAACTATTGCTTTAACTTCTACTAGCTTTTCCAGCCACCCGTCGATGTGCTTTGGAGCGTCAGTATCATACGGGAAAAGAAGACTCGCGAGCATTCGCGAATTTCCGCGAAGCCTCCCCGAATCATCGGCAATAGTCCACAGCATGATGAAGCAGAGCCGAGCGTCACGGGGCACTCTGCCCATGCTCTCGCTATGCGGAAACTCTGGCTTGATCGTTCTAATTCGACCCATAACGGAAATCCTTTCCTGCAATCCCCACCTCCATAAGGACGCAAAAAATCTCCCAAGCATCCGTTTTGGCCGCCAGTTGTGCGAACGCACTTAGACACGGATGCAAGGGAGGTTGTTTCTTTTTGTCCTGGCGGCCAGCCATGCGTTCCATTATATCCACCTTTTCAACTGTAGGAAATAACACAAATACCTAAAAAGAGCCGCCCGCCCTTAAACCCATCGCTGAACAAGCATTCGGATGACGTTATTAGCAAGCGACTGAGGCTTGCTTGCCTCGTCTGTATGCGGCTTAATTCTCCCTCTTGCCACGTTATCGTAGTGAGAAGCTAGCTGCCTAAGTTCGTCAGCAAGCAACCTTGCCGACCTCATTGCAGAATCCCTAACCTTTTGGTCTTCATCGCACAAATCGCACATTTCATTGACTCCAATTAAACCACCGAACAACCGCCTTACTCGGAGCGTAAAAGAGCCGCCCGCCCTCTCGAACGAGCGACCCTGTGGCAAGCAGTGTGGAGATTAGCCACTTGCTTACCGACGGTCGATTAGCTGATTAGGCCGGCTCGTACCGCGCACCAGTTCCTTTGGCCGGACTCCCATTGCAAAGAGAAGAATGGGCACCATTGCCTAGGCGAACCGACCTGAGAAGGATCAATCAAATAAGGTTGGCTGTGATTCGGACTCGCGACCGTTGATAGCACGATCAAGATTCCTCACCGCTTGCCGGAAGTATTCGGGCTTCAATTCGCAACCATAGAACCGACGCGGATTAGCGATCGCCTTTTTGGTCTTAGGTGACTTACCACCCAGGGAAACGTAGCCCTCTGATCCTATGCCGGTAAACGGACTGAAAACGATCTCGTTTGGATTTGAGTAAAGCAAAACACAACGCCGAATGACCTCCAATTGAAGCGGGCAAATGTGCTTCGTATCGTCCTCAGACTTAGCCTCAGCCGTGTTAAGAGTGTCAGTCTCTTGAATGTCACTCCAGCACCCTTCGGCCCAGTCGATCCAATCGTTCCGACTGACCTGATTCTCCGAGTCAATCTTAACTTGGTTTTCGCCAGGCTTGCGGAATTTAATCAAGTAGTCCTGAAGCGTCCCGCGTTGAGCCGCCCGATCGGATTCGAGCCCAGCGAATTGAAGCTCCCTCGATCTTGTTCGGATCGCTTGAGCCTGCGGATTCTTTCGGACGCTCCAATCATATTCGTAGACCAACCCAGCACGCTCACCTAAGCGAATGTTAAGCCCTCGGAAGTCGCAGAGCCCAACGCCGCCGGATCGCTTCATACGCGGGATTTGGCAAACGTGAACAATAGCCGCGCGTCCCGGCTTGAGCACCCTTGCCAGGCCAGCAAAGAAAAACCCAAGATGGATTTTTGCTTCCATGCCCATCGCATCGACGTTGCCGATATCGGACACCGAATCGGTATAGGCGTAAAGGCTTGGGAATGGTGGACTGAATACCGCAAAATCAACGCTGGATTCAGGCATGTCCTCAAGCATATGAGGAATGCAATCTCCATTGTGGATCTTCCATTGTTCGCCGTCGCTAAGCAGTTCGTTTTTCATCTTGTTCAATCTCCCTAATGTGGTTGAGTAATTCAATAATCATCGTAGCCAATGTTCCGCTAGTGCCTGTCCAACAATTAGCAGAGCCAAACCGTCGAGCATGTTGCTCGATCTCAGTCATTCTTTCCGATGAAACCTTCATGGCCAATCTCCTTAAATAATCTCATTTGCTCATTCGTGTCGTGCTCGACTCGATCCGCTTTACGCAAAACATTTTCGACAAACGGCACCTCCAATTCCGTCACCGGAATATGCACGTTAAGAGGTCTTGTTGAGCCGATCCGGTTGGATCGCTTTACGCCTTGATAGTATTCCTCGTAACTGTCTTTGAGCCCCGACCAAACTTGCCTAGTGCAAACCTGAAGATTAAGACCGAAGCCAAGGATCTTTGGTTTGGTAATCAGTGTTTTGACTTCGCCAGACTTAAACCGATCGATCATCGTTTGCCGGTCGCTCTCCTTAGTGTCGCCACTGATCGAAACTGCACCGGGGAAAGTAGCTTCCATTTGGTCATGCTCATCGTTGTAGTTGCACCAAATGATTGTGGACTCATCCGGCCATGAATCAACGAGCGACATGATGAAATCATTCTTGTTTGATGCGATCCCATTTTTGCCTTTGGCAATTTGCGATAGCTTTCCACGCTGACCGATTCCACCGACCGATGTCGTCACTAGGTTGCCTGTCAACGCTTGCGCAGCGTTGCGTTGCTCATCGGTCAAGTCGATATGATGGATATGCACATTGATGGGTGGAGTAACTCCAACATTGTCACGCCATCCGTAAACCGCTGGATTCGTCAAGAATATCGACCAATCCGAAAGCGACTTGTAGAACGGTCGTAATGCGTGAGGCTTTAGTTCCCATCGGTTTTGCGTCTCCCCGCGATTGATAAAGTAGCAAGCCAAGAACTCATTGACCGTCTTGGCTCGATCCAAAAACACAGCATGATTTGCATACTCAATCCGATCATTAGGAGCCGGTGTACCTGTGGCGCATAGCTTCCATTCAAGACCTCGACCAAGTTCGATAAGCCGCGTACCCCATGCGCCGTAATGGCTCTTGAGCATCGAGCTCTCATCGAGGATAAGCCCTTTAAGCTTTCCACGCTTGAGCCCTTCGCGTATCGCTTCGTAGTTGGTAACGCCGATCAATGGCCCGTCGTTGCTCGACAACCATTCTTGCAAGTCCGATGCGACGATTCGACAAATCGACAGATCGTCATAAAATCGCGATGCCTCATCAACAGTCTGCCTGCATACCATCAAAGGTGAAACAATCAGTACCTTGCCGCCGCTTTGCTTCGATGCGTGCCTAGCGAACTCAAGGATCATCAAGGTTTTCCCGAGTCCACAATCCGCAAAGATTGCGTACTTCTTTTTGCGTATTGCGATGCCGACGATATCCCGCTGGTAATCAAAGGACTTCGAGCAAGGATCATAGCTAGCCTTGCGTCGCTTCGCTTTCATGCCGAATGATGAAGCGTATTCGTCAGGAACGACAGCCGCCGATCCTTTCCAGTGGTAAACAGGCGACTGCCTAAGCTGCAAAAATTGCATGTAGCTCGCAATCGTTTTTCGATCAAAAGTAATCTCCATTTCA